GCCGGAAACCAGCACAGACTTGCTTTCCCCATTAGGAGACTTCTGGTGAACGAGCCAAATAACCATGTCAATAGACCGAGCGACACAACGGCCACGATCAGCGAATCCTCTGCATGTGGCACAGAGCGCGGAACCCGACGCGGCAAGGAACTCGCCGCGATGATGCGCGAGCACCACGAGCGGGCCGCGCTGGTCAAGCGAATTGCCGACCTCGAGACCGCGCTTTGGCCGTTCGCGCTTGAGGCTGCCAAACGCTCTTGGATAACCAACCTCTCCGAAGCGTCCGGAATGGACGCCATGAACATCGGCGGCAGCGGCTTGACCAATGGGGACCTTCGCCGCGCCTTCGAACTCGTGGGGGTTCGCTGACCCTTCGTTGCGCCGCGCGCCCAGCGGCGCTATCTTGAATGGCACACCCCACGCACGAGGTGACGCCATGGCCCGGCCCGTCAAGTTCTCGACCGCTCCCAAGACCACCGCCAACACGCCAAAGGCGAGCGTAAAGGCCGCGACCGCGGTGCGCGCGGGTGGCGACACCAGTTTCAATTTCGGCTACAACGTCTCGTCGAAGAAAAAGGGCGGCGGCGCGGGAGGTAGCTAACCGTGTTCGAGCCCAACCGCCCCGACTTCCGCCAGGTGCCGCGGCCCGCGTTCGGGCGCGCCGCGCAACACCTCGAGGCGCCGGCACCCGTCTCGACGAAGGCCGCGCGGCGCTACCAGCGCGCCGCCCAGGCCGCGGCCGAGCTGCTGCCCGAGGTGCCCGCCGTCGGTGAATCCCATCACTGCCTGATGACCGGTTTCTATGACCTCATGCAAGTCATCAGCGCGACGCTCGCGCGCCTGCCGACGTGCTCGCACCTGCGAATCGCAACCCTCTGCTACTCGAAGCGCAACACGGCCGAAATCCTGTCGATCCTCGACCAGCGCCGCGGCGCCGGGTTCGCGTTCACAATGCTCGTGAGCGACTTCTTTGCCGACCACAACAAGGACATATACGAGCGGTTCCGCGATGAGCTGGCGGAACACCCCGGCGCGAAGATCGCCGCGGCGCGCTCGCACTGCAAGGTGGTTGCGTTCGACACGGGCGCCGGTGATGGGCTCGTGTTCGAGGGATCGGCCAACCTGCGCACGAACCGCAACCGCGAGCAGCTCACCGTGGTACGCGACCGCGTGTTGCACGACTTCCATGCCGGGTGGATCGATCAACTTGTGAGGGGCTCGACGTGAAGAAACACTCTTGGCTGCGCCCGTACCACGTCGCGCGGCCGCTCATCTGCGGCAACTGCCGCGGCAAGAAGTGGGTAGACGGGCGCCAGTGCCCGAAGTGCCGCGGCACGGGGTTCACGGAACTCGACAAGCGAAAGCGGTAAATGGCCAAGCGTAAAGCCAAGCGGAAGCCGCCCCGCGAGCCGCGACTCGACCGCGCGCGCGTCGAAGAGGTGTTGCGCCTTCGGCTCGACGGCGCGCAGCTCCACGACGTGTTGACCTTCGCGAACGTGCGGCAGCCCGACGCCACGGAACCGCCCTGGAACCTGACCGACGCGCAAGCCGTCGCCTACGTCCGCGCCGCCGACGAGCTGATCGCCGCGCGCCGCGACCGCGACGCCAACCGCGTCGCCGCCCTGCACCTCGCGCAGCGCAACACGCTCCTCGCCCGCGCCATCAACGGCGCCGACTACCGCACCGCGCTCGCTTGCCTGCAAGACATGGGCCGACTCGAGGGGCTCTACACGAAGCACGCCCAGGAGCGCGACGAGCTGCTCAAGATCGCCACGCTACAGCAACAGGCCATTGTGCAGCTCGAGGCCGAGGTCGCCGACCTGCGCGCCGGGCGACTCCTACCAGCCGTTACGGTGACCGATGCCGCCGAAGATCGACCCGAAGAAACTGTTGGCGCAGCTCGAGGCGAAGACGAGGGCCGCGGCACCGAAACCGAAGGCTAGCGCGGAGAGCTACGAGAAGCGAAAGGCGCGCGCCACCAAGGCGCAGGCCGCACAATCGGAGAGCGGCCGCGACATCGGCCCGCTACCGCCGGTGAAGAACCCGGCACGAAAGGCCGCGGGCCGGCGCTCCTTCCGCGCGTTCTGCGACTCCTACCTCACCGCCCGGTTCCCGATCCCGTGGAGCCGCGACCACCTCGAGGCCATCGACACGCTCGAGACGACGGTATTGAAGGGTGGGCAATTCGCGTTCGGCATGCCCCGCGGTTCGGGCAAAACGTCACTGTGCGAAGCGGCCGCGGCGTGGGCCATGCTCTACGGCCACCGGTCGTTTCTCGTTCTGATCGGCGCGACGGAGGCCGCGGCCGAGGAGCTGCTCGACAGCATCAAGGCCGAGCTCGAGACAAACGATTTGCTCCTCGAGGACTTCCCCGAGGTGTGCTACCCGGTGCGGTGCCTGGAAGGCATCCACAACCGCGCCGCGGGACAGACCCTCAACGGGGAGCGCACGCGTATCACGTGGAGTCAGAAGGAGCTGATCTTCCCCACCGTCGCCGGCTCGGACGCGTCCGGGCGCGTGGTTCGGGTAACGGGAATCACGGGCCGGATTCGCGGGATGAAGGCCAACGGCCCCGCCGGCTCGAGCATCCGGCCCGACCTGGTCATAACCGACGACCCGCAGACCGACGAATCGGCCAACAGCCCGACCCAGAACGCGACGCGCGAGAAGCTCCTCGCCGGCGCCGTGCTCGGCTTGGCAGGCCCCAAAAAGAAAATCGCCGCGGTGGTGCCCTGCACCGTGATTGCGCCGGGCGACATGGCCGACCGCATCCTCGACCCGGAGCGCCACCCGGCATGGCACGGCAAGCGGTTCAAGATGGTTTACGCGATGCCGAGCAACGCCGCGCTGTGGGACCAATACGCCGAGCTGCGCCGCGTCTCGCTCCGCGACGGGGGCGCCGGTGAGGACGCCACCGAGTTCTACCGCGCGCGCCGCGCCGAGATGGACGCCGGCGCCGTTGTGGCATGGCCCGAGCGGTTCAACCCGGACGAGATCAGCGCCGTTCAGCACGCCATGAACCGGCACATTGACAACCCGCGCGCGTTCGCCGCCGAGGCGCAGAACGAGCCGCTCGCCGACGCCATCGCCGGCAAGGTTGAAGACCTCGAGGCCGACCAGGTCGCCGAGAAGACCAACCGCGCGCCCCGCGGCACCGTGCCGCCCGAGTTCAACCGACTCACCGCGTTCATCGACGTCGGCGCGCACATCATGTATTGGTGCGTCTGCGCCTGGCGCGAGAGCGACTTCGCCGGCGCCATCGTTGACTACGGCACGACCCCGAAGCAAACCCGCGGCTACTTCGCCGCGAGCGACGCGCGGCCGAAACTCGACGACTTGTTCGAGGAAAACAACTACGACGAGGCCGCGCGCGTCTACGCCGGCTTGCGGCTCGCGGCCGACCACGTCGCCGGCCGCGCCTGGCCCCGCCAGGACGGCAACGGGGAAATGCGCGTCGAGCGGCTCATGGTGGACGCGGGATGGTTGCCCGACACGGTGCAACAGTTCTGCCGACAGAGCGCGCTTGCCCCGGTGCTGTTGCCGTCCAAGGGGTTCGCGACCACCGCATCGACGCGCCCGATCAACGAATGGGCGCGGAGGGAGGGCGAGCGCGTGGGGGACAACTGGCGCATCGTCCCGCAGACGGGAAGCGGCCGCGGCCGGCTTTGCGTGTTCGACCCGAACCATTGGAAATCGTTCGTCGCCGGGCGCCTACTCACACCCGAGGGCGGCGCGGGTTGTCTGCAATTGTTCGGCACTGCCGCCGACCACCAGCTATTCGCCGACCACCTCACCGCGGAATACCGCATCCGCACGAGCGGCCGCGGCCGCACGGTCGATGAATGGAAGGTGCGCCCCGAGAGCCGAGACAATCACTTCTTTGACTCGCTCGTCGGCTGTGCGGTCGCCGCGTCCACGATCGGCGTGAGCTACAGCGCGGCCGCGGCAACGGGGGAGGCGGTGAAGAAGAAGGGGCGCCGCAAACTCGACATCGAGGAACTCTACAAGCTCGCCCAACAACAGGGGAACGCAGCATGAGCGGAGCCGACGACTACATTTACCTGATGCGCATGCAGGAGGAGCTACGCCGCGCCAAGCGCGACGGGAAGCCCGGCCCGCAATTCATCTTCGAACAGATCCACCGCGACCCGCTCATCCGCGCATGGTTCGAGACGTTCCGCCGCGGTGACGTCAGTTGGGAGCAAATGCTAACCGGCATCGTGCGCGACCAGTGCGAGCAGATCGAGAAGCTCCGCGCGGCACTCGCCGCGACCCACGTGCCCAATTGGGCCGCTCTCGTGACCGCCCCCCAACCGAAAGCAGGTGGCCATTGAACGACTTGCAAGCGCTGCGCGGAGCTATCGCAAAGGACTGGGACGAGGACACCCCGCGGCTCGCTTACGCCGACGCGCTCGACGAAACGGGCGACCGCCAGGACGCGCGCCGCGCCGCATTCATTCGCTTGTCGTGCGAGCGCGCCCGCGAGAGTAAGGAGGCGCGCGAGTCACCCGAGGGCAAGAAGCGCGAGGCACAATACCAACGGCTCGCGAAGAGGTTGCGGTATCACTACAAGTGGCCGCTCGGCGACTACAGGTTCGACCGCGGGTTCGTGCTCGCGCTCGCCTGCACTAGTGCCGAATGGCAGAAGCGCGGCCCCAACCTGCGACACAGCGACCCGGCGCCGCTCCGATTCGGCGTGTTCCTCACTGCCGCCGCGGAGCCCCTCCCGGCCGCGGAAGAGAACCCCGGCATCGTGTTCGATTGGTACCACCCGACGACCGGGGGCATCGAGTTCAGCGCGAATACGCGCGCCTGGTCGCCATCCTTCGGCAAGGCGCCCGGTACCGACCAATTGGGGCGGATGAACGACCGCGCGTTCAACGGCTTCCCCTGCGCCACGATCCGACTCGAGCGCGTTGACGGCGCCCGCACGGACAACGCCGCCGAGCGCCGGTTCGTTTACCGGTTCCGCTACTACGCCAAGCCCGCCGACCCCGTCGCCGCCGCGATCGAGGAATTCAACCGATTGCACGTGCACGGGGTTACGAACATGGCCGACGCCATCGTCGGTGAGTTCCTCGAGCCGATGCCTGGACCCGACGAAATCAAGCCGCCAACGCCGCGCAACAGGATCATCGACGCTGCGCGCCGCACTCACAACCTGACACGCGACGTCATTTTCGGCGCGAACTTCGACATTGCGAAACCCTACGTGCCGCCGCGCTCCGCGTTCGTCACCCGCCCTTACACCTGAGAGGCCCGCACCGTGCCGAGCAAGCCGACCGGTTTGTATTGCCCCGAGTGCCGCGGGTTCCGCCTCACGGTCGCCGACACGACCCGACCGGCACCCGGGGTTGTCGTCCGCTACCGCACCTGCACCGCGTGCGGGTGCCAGGTGAAGACCACCGAGCGCGTGACAAAGGTGCTTAAGGCCGGCACGCGCCGCCCCGCCGCCTGATAGTTTCGTACTAATCGACTCCCGCCCCCTTTCCCCTCAACCCGGGCTCGCGCCGCGCCGTCTCGTTGCCGAGAGTGAAGATGTTCCCCCTTCACCCGGCAGCGCGAGGGCGTCCCGTGGCAACCCTCAACGACACCATCGCCACCGTCGCCGCGCAGCCCGCCAGCTCATCGAACGACGGGCAGAGCGCCAGCGCGCACCCCCTCGCGGCGCTCAACGCCACCGCGAACCGTCTCGCGCAGGTGGCCGCCGTGAAGAAGCGGCGCCGCGGCATCTCGTTCACCAAGCTCGTGACCCCCGGCGCGCTGCCCGACAACGGCCGCGCCGGCGCCTTCGATTCCCCTTCGTACTACTGAGGCCCGCGCCCGCCGTGTCCTTCAACTGGGCATCGCTGACCAACCCCGACGCGCCGACCGAATCGGCCGCGCCCGGCGCCGTCGCGACCCCGACCGGCAACGGGTTTCGCGCCCGGTACGACAACGCCACGACGCACGACGAGAACCGCCGGCAGTGGTGGGGCGCCGACGCGCTCAGCGCCCGCGCCGCCAACTCCTTCGCCGTCCGCCGCACCCTGCGGAACCGCTCGCGGTACGAGGTCGCCAACAACCCCTTCCTGTTCGGCATCGTCCAGAACAACGCCGACGACCTCATCGGCACCGGCCCGACCCTGCAAGTCCGGACCCCCAGCGACAAGTACAACCGCCTAGTTGAGCGGCTCTGGAACGAGTGGTGCGACGAGGTCGCGCACACGGAGAAGCTCAAAACCTCGAAGCTCGCGCGGACCGTGGACGGTGAGGGCTTCACGCTCCTCAAGAACGTCAGCGACCTCGAGCACCCGGTCAAGCTCTTCCCGGTGGACACCGAGGCCGACCAAGTCACGTCGGTAATGCCGAGGAACCTGGCCGACTACTGGCTCGACGGCGTAACCATCCACCCGGTGACCGGCAAGCCGACGCGGTACCACGTCCTGCGGAACCACCCGGGCGACTTCATGTTCGACGGGCTCGACCCGCTCGCACACGTCGAAGTTCCGGCGCGGTACGTGATTCACTCGTTCGCGAAGTTCCGGCCCGGCCAGGTGCGCGGTATCCCCGCGTTTACCCCGTCGCTCGACCTGGTCACGGAACTCCGCGCCTACCGCCGCGCAGTGCTCGGCGCCGCCGAACTCGCCGCCGACTTCGCCGCGGTGCTCGAGCAAGACCGCGAGATCGGCGCGAACGCCGAGGACGACGACGATACCGAACTCGCGGCGTTCAAGCGCGTGCCGATCGACCGCAAAATGTTGACGACGCTTCCGCCCGGCTCGCGGATGCACCAGTTCGACGCGCGGCAGCCGACGACGAGCTACGAATCGTTTCAGGAAAAGTGTTTGGGCGAGGCGATGCGGCCGCTCTCGTACCCGCTCAACCTGGCGCTCGGCACGTCGCAGAAGTTCAATTTCAGCTCGAGCCGGTTGGACTTCACGAACTACCGCAACGCGCTCACCGTTGAGCGCGCGGACGTGAACCGCGTGAGCCTCACGCCGACGTTTAAGGAGTGGTTCGCCGAGGGCGTGCTCTGCGGCGCGATCCCCGCTTACGACGGCGTGAACGCGCCGCCCCACGAGTGGCACTGGCCCGGGTTCGAGCCGCTCGACCCGGTGACCGACGCGAACGCCGACCACCAGCGCATCAGTAACGGCACGCTCACCCTGCGCGAGTTCTGGGCCAAGCGCGGCGTTGACTGGCAAGAGGCGCTAGACCAGCTCACCCGCGAGCGCGACGAGCTGAAGCGGCGCGACCTCCAGTTCGGGGCGCCGGCAACCAAGACCATCAGCCAGCAGGACGACGACCAGGCCGGCGCCAAGAAACCGGCCGAGGCGAGCGGCCGCGGCCGCATCGAGGCCTTTGACGAGGGCAAGGTCAAGCGCGACGCCGACGGGAAGTTCAGCGAGACCGGCAGCTCGTCGCAGTCGTCCGCGACGCTCGGTTCGAAGGCCCGCGCCGCGGTCGCCTCAATCAAGAAGATCGGCGCCAAGGCGGTGGGCGCCGCCAAGGAAGTCGCCGCGCAGGCCAAGCGGATCGCGTACGAGGCGACCTGGGCGACGATGAAGGCGGGCGTGCACGCCGACGACATCCTCGATACGGCACACGACTATTCGAAGATCATCAACGACAAGGCCATGAACGCGGAGATTGCCTCTCACCTGGGCATCCCGCTCAACGCCGCGGTGCAGGGCGCCATTACGAAGGTGCTCGCCTTCGGCATCGTCAAAACCAAACAGTGGATCGCCAAGCGCCGCGAGGAGAAGCAAGGGGCGAAGAGTTCCGCGCGCCCGCTCGCGCTCGCGGACGACGCGCCGCCGCTGCCGCTCGCCGAGCGCGCGAAGCGCACCGCCGAAGTGCTCGAGAAGTTCCTTTCCGCACTGGGCGTGAGTCAAAAGAACCTGCCCACCGCGGCCGACCTCGAGGCCTATTTGAAGAAGGCCGACAAGCCCAAGAGCGAGAGCCGCGCGGAGGTGTCCATTGCCCACTAAGTTGCTGTGCGCCGCCCCGGGCGTGCCCATCACCATTACCGCGTGCGGCACCCCCGCCGTCATCGCGGAGGGGAAGGAAGACGGCAAGGCCGGCACCTTCGAGGGCCGCGCCTACACCGGCGCCGTCATGAAGCCGAACGGGTGGTACCGGCCGCTCATTATCGACCTCGCGGGCGTGAAGGTGCCGTCACAGCACCGCCCCATGTTGCGGCAGCACGACCACGAGCAGATCGTCGGGCACACCGAGAAGGTGGGCGTAACGACGGGCGCCGAGGGCGGCATCGACTGCGCGGGCGTGTTCTCCGGACAAGAGGAGCACGTCAAGAAGGTCACCGACCCGGCCCGCAAGGGCTTCAAGTGGCAATTGAGTATCGGCGCCGACCCGGTGCGCGTCGAGTCTCTCGAGGCCGGCAAGACCGCCACCGTGAACGGACGCGAGGTCACCGGCCCGCTCGACATCATCCGAGAGACCAAGCTCGGTGAAATCTCGTTCGTTCCATTGGGCGCCGACGGTGACACGTCCGCGTCCGTAACCGCTACCGCCGCAGGGCGAAAGGGGCATCCCATGTTTTGGCAGCAACAGCTCAAGGCGGCGCGGGCAAACGGCATCGCCGCCGCAATGAAGTACAGCGACGACGACATCGAGAAGATGGACGAGAAGCAGGCCAAGGCCGCGCTGAAGGACTGCATGAAGGCCGAGGGCGACGACGACAAGCCCGAAGAGAAGAAGGAGAAGACCGAGAGCGAGGACGACAAGAAGGACAAGGCCGAGGCCGCGGGGCTGCTCGCCATCGAGGCCGCGACCCGAAAGGGCATCCAGGCCGCGCGCGAGGCCGCGGCCAAGGAAGAGGAGCGGGTCGCCGCGATCCGCGCGAGCTGCGCCGCGTTCGGCGGTTCCGACCTCATGGTCGAAATCGAGGCCAACGGCAAGAAGGGCCGCGTCGCGCTCGTGTCCCACGCCATCCGCGCCGGGTGGACCGCCGAGCGCGCGGAACTCGAGGCCCGCCGGCAGTCGCGCCCCGCGGCCGACGTCGGACTCGTGCCGGGCGGGCTCGCGTTCTCGACCACCCAACCCGAGATCACCGCGCAGGTGCTCGAGGCCGCGGTGTTGCAGGCGACCCGCCACGAGCTGCTGCTGAACAACGACGACTTCTATTTCGAGGAGATCCAGGGGCGGCAGGTGCGGCGCGTGCCCCAGGAGATCCAAGCGCAGGTCAAAAAGGACTGGAACCAGCGGTACACCGACCAGGTGCAACAGCACGCGCACGACGCGTTCAAGGGCCGCATCGGCTTGCAGAAGCTCATCCGCGCCGCGTTCCAGGCCAACGGGATCCACCGCGGGCTCGAGATGTCGAGCGACGTCGGCATCCGGTCCATGCTCGAAATCTGGGACCACACCGAGCGCCGCAACCGGATCGAGGCCGAGGGCAGCAGCTCGGTTTCCATTTCGAACATCCTCGCGAACGTGATGAACAAGTTCGCGCTGCAAGGGTACCTGTTCGTCGAGCAGGCCTGGCGCCAGGTCGCCGCGATTCGCAACGTGCCCGACTTCAAGCCGACCAAGAGCATCAACTTGCTCGGCGACGTCATGTTCAAGCAAATCGGCGCCACCGGCGAGCTGGACAACGCGTCGCTCGGCGACCAGGCGTTCGCAAACCAGATCAGCGCGTACGGGCGCATCCTCACGCTGCCCTGGCA